CACCAGAAGTACCAATTGCTGCCAAATCACTTGGTGTACCAACTGCATCTCCACTCTTAACAGGATCATTACCCTCTTGTTCAATCTGAGAATATCTAAACTTTTGTTTTTGGTCTTTTACTATTCCGTTTTCAATATCTTGAACTTGGTCGTCTGTAAAATTAAATACATTTTTATAAATCCAATCTGCAGACATTAAAGTATTATCTTTTACATCACGAGCTAAATTAACCTTATTACTCCACAATTCAATCTTCTCTTGTTCATAGATTGTAGATGGGTTAGTTAGATTTAATTCAAAATTGACCAACTCTTCATCAGTAAATCCTTGTGAATATAAATGAACAACTGCAATCTTTGTTAATTCACTTGTTATAATTCTCTGTATTCTTTCAATTGTACGAGCAAATCTAACATCTTCAGCTGCCAATGTTGCTTTACTACCAAGTGATTCTTCATATCCTAAGAATGCCTTTGGAACACGAAGTGCTGCCAACAATCTATTTTTCAAATACTCTAAGTCATCTGTAGTTTCATATTGCATTCCTGGTAATGACTCAACTGACGTTCCACTATCTCCACCTCGAACTGGCATAAAGAAATCTTCTGTTAAGTTCTGTATGTTGAACTTCAAGTTATAGTCACCTGTTTTATCATCAATGAATGGTGTCTTCTTCATCTTGTTGATGATTCTTTGCATGTAATTATCAACTTCGTTTGGTGGTATGTTTCCAATATCAACTTTAAACACTCTCTTTTCTGGTGCTCTCATTACACGATGTATTAACATAGCGTCTTCCATCAATGTAACTTGTTTCCAAACTTTTCTAGCTCCCTCTAACATTGATTTACCATAAGGTAAAAGATTACTATCACTCGATAATCTAAAATGTGCAATTTGAAAGTTTTCAAACTCAACTTTACCTACACCAGATTGAGCCTTATGTAAGTATGGATGTGTTGATTCCATCGTTTCTAAATAAAATTTAGTATAGTATGGATTTTCAGGATCTTCTCCCTCAGCTCGAATGACTTCGTATGGAGAAAGAGGTATAACGTTTGTAATTCCATACTTATCACTTATATCTAAGTGTAAAAAGAAATCACCATACTTAGTTAAATTCCTTACCCAAGGCCAGAGATTGAATTCAATATTCATAATATCATAAAATAAATTATGTAATATTGATTTGATGTTATCGTTATCACTTTGAATTTCCAATACTTCTCCGTATGGATTTTTCATAGTGGACTCATCTGAATAAATGTCAAGAGCACTTGATATGATAGAATCAGAATCCATTGTCTCGTAATCCTTGAATAATCCAAGTCTTGCAGCCATAACTTGATGTACAGTAGAATATCCTGAACTTATTAAGTCCAACCCACTATGCATTTTTGAATATCTATCCACAAGGTGACTTCTCACACCATGTTGTAATTTATCTGTATCGGCAATCTTTAATTTTTTACCACCAACGTTTCTTACTATAACGTTAGTACTAAATAATCGTCTTAACCGACCAAATAATGTTTTATCAGCCATTTTTTACCTCACTTATAAGAGCCACTTTAAAGACTCTCTATTTTTATCTTTGCCTACTTCCCAATCCCATTCACCATTATCATTTGAGTCGGGTGTATATAGACCATCGACATCTTGAAATCTATCAAGTGTCTTTTTTGTTAATTCAATTCCCTCTGTTCGTAACCTCAATGCGGTATCACGAACCCAAAGTCCAATAGCAAAAGACATTACAAGATCATCATTGTATCCTCGCATCGCTTCTGCTCTGTTATTTAAATAAATAAAAGTAAAGAGTTCATCAATCAATCGATTACTACGAACCAATACAGAATTATCTCTAAAGTATTCCTCTAACTTTGCAATAATCAAAGGTCTTGATCTAGCGGTGGTACTAAAACCAGCCACCATATTTTTTTCTTGAGACCTATACCGATTGTTTAATTGATGTTGAACATCTACATATTGTAAATCTTTACTCGTATAAAATAGATTAGGATAATCCCTATCTATTACTTGTTGGATGGTTGCCCAACCAATATTATTGTTTTCTATAATTAGTAAAGCATCATTATATTCCGTTGAAATACTCACTAACATATTACCAAAATCTTTTGTAGGTATTCTACCTTTATATTCTGCAACTTGTTCTACTTTTTCTACGTCAATAACATGGAATGCAGAATAGTCTGCTGAGTCACCACGTCCAACATCAGCACATACCACATAATTTTTAGTATAGTTTGGTGGTTCCCAAATCCACAAGTTACTATCCGCTCCTCGTTTTTCTACAGGATCCTTAACCGTCTTGGTTTTACATTCTTCTAAAATTCTTGAATCAATTACTGAAGTACCAGAAGTGATAAAGTCACAATCACATTCTTGTGCTGCACTCTGTAATCCTAATAACTCATCTTGTTCATCTCTCCAAGTTTGGTCTCTTTCAGGATGAACCGTCCAATGAAGTTTGATAAAGTTAAATAATCCTCGTCCTTCTTCGGCCTCTACCCAAGTTTTGTGAAACCAATTTCCTACACCATTTGGTGTAGAAAGTGCAATACAACTACCACCAGTCGTTAATGTTTGTTGAGCTGCAGTCCATATATCATCAATCTTATCAATAAATGCTGCCTCATCCAATATCAATAATGATAGAGCTTCAGAACGAGCAGCTTCTGGTCCTGATGATACTGCCTTAACTTGTGAACCATTAACATATCGTAGATTTAATTTATTATCTTCAACACATCTTTGTTTTAACCAACTTGGAAGATTTGCGTGCATAACACGAATTTTTGTTACCAAATTTTTTGCAACATCTTGTTTTGTTGCAATTACCAACACGTTCTTATCTTGAAAAAATGTCATCATCCATAAAGAGTATCCAGCAGTAATTGTGGATATACCAAGTTGTCTAGCCTTCAATATAATATTAAACCTATTTTCTTGAAAATCGTGAACAGTAGATTCTTGAAAGTCATAAAGACTAAAAGGTATTTTTCCTTTTATTGGATGTTGAATCATACAAAACTTTTTCATAAAATATGCAGGATCTTTTGCACACTTCACATATTCAGTTTTGATTACATCTTTTAATGGTGTTGTATTATTAGACATTACTTTACAATTTGACCAGCAAGGTTTACAGACGTTGCGGTCATAATTACTCCATATGTAAAGTACAACCACTTATTTTCATACCAGCTTGGTTTCACAAGTTTTACTTTTTTCTCTAATATTTCTGAACGTTCTTTCAATACATCAATCGAAAGGTCTTTATTCGTAATTATTAGTGAATCTGTTTGTGCATTTTGTTCCAACAATTTGATAATCGATTCCAAGTCTTTAATAGTTTTAGTGTTTAAACTATCTTTTACCTGTAAATCAGTAATCTGTTTGGTAAAACCCAAAATTTCAGATTCAGTAAAAGTATACGTCTTTTCTTGTGAAAAAACTATTCCCGTGAATAATAATATTTTAATTAAATTCTTCATATATACATATATATCAGTTTATTTGGAAAACTTCTTCAAAAAGTTTACTGCTTCATCTACATCATCAATTTCAACTGCCTTTTGAGCCTTTTTTATCTCTGCCTTTGTAGATTTAACTTCTTTTTTCAGTTTTTCAACTTGTTTTTTGTTTACTCGTTTTTTTGACTCAAGTTCTTTAACCTTTTTCTCGGTTTGTTTAACTTCTTTGTCCTTTTGTTTGATTGCGTTATCAAGTTTTTTGATTTCTTCTTTCTTCTTACCAGAAGCTTTTGCACCAAGTCCTAAAATGGCTAAAAGACCACCAATAATACCTAATAATACTTTCCACACTTTTTTCATTTAACTTTCTCCTAAAAATGAAAGCCCTGCTCCATGAACAAGTTCTTCAAGATTAACTGTTTTTTTACCATTTTCATCAATCGATTCATACTCATTTAAATTCATTAACTTATCTATGATTCTATGATAAACTTCTAAAACGTTTTCAATTTCCTCATCGTGTCCAATCTTACGATGATACTCTTCTGCAACTTCTCCAAGAGTTGCAGTCATATCCATTAATTCAAATATAATATCCTCAGGTAGTATTAGTTTTCTTTTATTCGATAATTTCATTCTCTAACTCCGATTCAAGTTTTTCTATATATTCTCTAGCCTCAGAAACAAGTTTATCAAAATTTTCTTGTCCCATTGACCACTCTTCCTTCTCCACATTTTTCTCATCAACTCCAACTTCATTAAAAAATGTAGCCTTACCTCCTGATGCCTTAAACTCATCAATACTTTGTCTTAAATCTTTTAAATACGCTCTTTTATTTTCTAATATTTTTTTCTTTTCGTATTCTTCCCACTTACCCTCAATACGAAGTTTATTTTCTATTTTAATTTGACAATCAAAACAATGTCCCATTAATCTCCAAAACTTATCATCAAGTCTTTTCTTCATTACCTTTTCACAAGATGGACAAAAGTAAGGCATCCTTACTTCTTTCATAATGTCTGAAAGTCTGTCTATTTTATCACCTTGTTTTAGTGGTTCATTTCCACTATCGTATCCGACCATTATTCGTTTTTCAGGTTCTCTACCCGCTAAAAGGTCACCTAAAACTTTATTTTGTCGTTCTGCTTCTTTACTATAACTTGCCATAATTATTCCTCTGTTTATGGTTTATCTGTTGACCAAGTTGGATGTGCTGTAGTATCTCCAGAAATTGTACCAAAAGTTCCGTGATTACCATTTCCTGAATGATCCGTAACAGTAGTTCCACTACCCTCATTAAATCTCCAATATCCTACAAGACCACTTTTATTTGTATGGTCATAATCAGTACTACCACTATATACACTTTCAATGAAATCGGCATCTTTTGCTGTATCATAAATAGCTACTTCATCAAGTCCACAAGCCCATCCGTTATTATAATCATCAGTTAGATTACGAGCTCCAAAATAGATACCACCAGTTGAACCACCTGTAGCACTCCAATTGAAGGTACCTGAATGTCGGAGAACACCATTCACATATACCTTACGGTCAGCTACAGAAGATGTATCTGTACGGTCATCATAAGTTACTGCAAAATGATACCAAGTGCCGTCTGTTTTTAGATTCCAGTAGCTACCGTCTTGAACTAATAATGATTCTTCAACGGGAGTATCCATATTAACCCACGAGGTTGTTAGTTTATTTCCACCAACGGCAAAGTATCCTTGACGTTTTCTATTAATACCAAATGTAAATCTTTGGTCATTATTATGCTTTCTACCAAATGCAAACATAGTATTTCCTACTTCATCTGGTCTAACCCAATAAGAAACAGTAAATCCTAAATTTAGGTTATAAGTATCAGGATTAAAATCAGTTGAAACATAATCATAGGTTCTTGTAGCCACATCTGAATTTCCGGTAAATGTTAATGAGTAATTTACAGATTCTTGTTCTTTTCCACCACCTCGTGATATTTTTCTATCTTCCCAATTTTTTCTTATATATTCAGTAGTAGCATTATAAACATCTTTAGCTATACTTTCATTTATTTCATACAAATATCTATTCTCAGGTATTGTTAACCAACCTTTCCAAGTTAATTTTTGATTACCTTGTTTTTTTCTTCCAATGGTTGTTAACAGAGATATTATCTTTGTATCTACAACCTTTACTTCACCAAGAATTGTTTTCATGTTACCTTTATATTTTGATGAAAATGTAACTTTATTTTCTAACCAACCCGATTTCTTTAATTCTTCTAAAATATTAGATTTCTCTTTTTCTAATATAGAAATTTGATTTTTTAATTCAAGTATTTCTTCCTGTAAGTTTTCAATAATTGTATCTCTATCGTGAATGTGATCTTCTAATTTTTCAATAGGTGCAAATAATTCTTGAGAAAATGAAGCTGGATTTACATTTTCATTAATACTCGATGCATTGGATGATTTATCCATTGTACCTAATGCTAATTTTATTTCTTCTATAGAGGGCATTTATTTATTCCTATCCAAATTTCAAACTACCAAGTATCTGATTGATTGGTGCAAATGCTCCTGTAAACTTATAAGTCTTACCTTTATATTTAAACACCACTCCCTCACTTGGAACAATTGCATCTAATCCACCAATTGCCTCTAATTTTTCAATTTGTATTCTTAACTTTTTTAATTTATCAACCTTACC